GTAGAAGCCTTTGATGATTATCAGCATCCTGTTAAAATAACACCAGAAATAGAGCAAGAAATGGATAACATTATGCTTTGTTATAATAGTAGTGTTGTGTATTGTCCGGTTTTTACAGCATCGTTAAAGGATGAACCTGTATCTTTTAAGAAAATAGAGGAGGGTAAGACACGAGTTTTTTGTGGAGCACCTTTACCTTGGAGCTTGGTAGTTCGGATGCATTTGTTATCTGTTATACGAATTATACAGAAAAAGCGTTTTTTGTTTGAAGCTGGTCCTGGTACTATAGCACAATCAACGGAGTGGGATGATATATACAGATATATCACCCATTTTGGTGAAGATCGTATTGTTGCTGGTGATTATGGAAAATTCGATAAGCGTATGCCAGCCAGTGTGATTTTAGCTGCATTTGATATAATCATTAGTTTGTTAAGGGAAGCTGGGTGGAATGAGGATCAGATTCGTGTGGTTTCGTGTATAGCTGAAGATACTGCTTTTCCAACAATAGATTTCCACGGTGAACTGATACGTTGTTATGGCACCAATCCATCAGGTCATCCTCTTACAGTAATAATTAATGGTTTAGCCAATAGTTTATATGTGAGATACTGTTACGCGACTAATCATCCAAACAAACATTGCTTTGATTTTAAGCAAAATGTAAATTTAATGACATATGGAGATGATATGATCATGGGTGTGAATAAAAATTGCACTTGGCTTGATCATACTAAAATGCAATCTGTTTTAGCGGCCATAGATATTGAATTTACTATGGCCGATAAGGATGCCCAAAGTGTTCCATTCATACATATACGAGAAGCCACTTTCTTGAGAAGAACGTGGCGGTATGAGCCTGAACTGCAATACATGGTGTGTCCAATCGAGCATGATAGTATAGCTAAAATGCTAACTATGTGTGTTTTATCTAAATCAATTAGTCCAGAAATTCAAGCTCTGGCTGTTTTAGATACCGCATGTAGAGAGTATTTTTGGTATGGTAAAGAAATCTTTTTAGAAAAGAGGAAACTTTTTTATAATTGGATTGAGGAACTTGATCTGGAGATGTATATGGAGCGAGAGCTCCCAACTTGGGACCAACTCATAAATGAATTTATAAGTAATTCAGAGTTGAGGATACCAAGCGTAGACAGTCAGTGTCTATAACTCTGACAAATTGGACGGGTTTCCAAGCACCCAGAACAAGCTTGGAGATACTTTGGGTTGCTATGTACCCAAACCAAAACATAGCAAGATAGGGGTGTTAAGTCTCCTATTTAAAACAATTAATACTTAACTTGGCAAATGCCCCTTGATTGTAGTCTAATTAGCTCTTTCATTGTACATCTAATTTCCATTTCTAATAGTGATGTGAGCAAAGACGCTCACCAAAGTAGTGGTGCAAAACTAAATTTGCATCGGTGTGTGACTCACCAAGAGTCATATGAGTGTAATACTCATTGTCTTTCCAATAACTCC